TCTTTTCATCCTGTGTTCCTCTAAATTCAAATCGTACCCACCGATGGTGAAAACCTTCTGGTGGTTCTGGTGCCTCTAAATTAGATGGTGGAACCCAACCTCTTTTACGAGTTTTTAATTCACGGGTTTCTAATTTGCGTGAGGTTTTTTGTTTACTTATTTCAGTCATATTACGCCTCCTTCACGTGTTTTGCGTACTCTTCGAGCGGCACACCAAGTTTTTTTGCAATAGCTACTTGTGAGGGTGTGAGTCTCACAGTGCGGCGTCCAGTGGACGATGTTCTAACTGCTGAAGCAACTTTTTGAGTTGGCTTCGGCTTTACCTCAAATTTATGAGGAAACTCTTTTCGTATACGTTTGTCTATTTCTTTATAATACTCATCATCCCTAGGGTCAATCCCATTCTGCACTAATTCCGTATGAATATCATATGCAGTGTATGTCATAGCATTATCTGTCCCAAACCAATCGTTTTGTTGAGCCCAAGCTTCTGCTTTAGGGTCTTTAGGAGCTTCTGCCTGTCCTCCTGTACTTTGTTGATTAACAACTTGTTCTACGTTAACAGGTTGTTCTTTTTCTGCGGCTGCTTTAGCCCTTATAACTTTTGCTTTTGAAACTTTTAATCTTTCATCTTCAATAGTTAAACGAGAAATCTCTTGATTAGCAGCTACTTGTTTTTCAGCGTCTTGTGCATTTATTGCTGCTTCCAATGCTCTTTTAGCAAATTCTTTTTGATTAACTAAAGCTTTTTCTCTGTCTACCAGCATAGATTCATTTTGAACCATATTAGTAGATTTCAATGTATCTGATTCTGTTTTTACTTGTTTAGCGTAATCAATTGCCGCTTGCTCACGACGTTCTGCTTCTCGCATTTTCTTAGTTAATTTATCAATACGTTTTTTTACACCTGCGCTATACTCTTCCAAATCTTCTTCTTTGGTTTCTACAGGTGTAGCTTCTTCTTGAATTTCTACAATAGGTGTATCTTGTGAAGGTTCTTCCTTTACCGAAGTTACATTATCTTCTTTTACTTCTACATCTACGGATTCTCCCGATGTATCAATTGGAACTAATTGTTCTGATTTTTTCTGCTCTACTTGTTGCATAGAATTCTCCATGTTATATTAAATTAGCTGGCAATATATCTCTTGGATCGTCGACAACAGCCAGTACTTCGTCATCGTTGATTATTCTTAGTTCACCACCATCAATACTAAGTCTAGCTCCAGCATATTTTGCAATGATAATCCAATCATCTTTTTTACACCAAGCACCTTTAGGAAATTTATCTTTATCCAAATAAGCATCAGGACCAACTGCTATAACCTTACAAATATTTGTAGCTATAGAAGCCTGTTCAACAACGGAATCCAAAAGATGAACCCCACCTGCTGTTTTTGATTCTAATTTTAAAGGAAATAAAACAAGACGATATCCTGTTGGTTGTGGTACTTTTTCTATATCTTTCTTAATTTTTTCTTTTTTATTACCATCCCAAATATGCTTTGGCATAATTAGTTTACTTGCTGGCTTGTTCATTCTAGCTCCTGTTTTTTTAGCAGGTCCGTGAGTTCCTGTACTTCTTGTTTTAAAGCATCTAACTTTCCTGTTAAATACCTATATTCGTCCCAATTAGGAACACCTTGTAGTATAGCTTGTTCTACCGCTGTTTGTCTAGCAATTAATTCTTTTTTGTAATAAGTAAAAAAATTCTCTAAGCGCATTGAGCCATTAATTCTGACAATTTTTTACATCTTTTAGGAGTTTGTTTATTCCATACTGAATCCAACATTTCTGAACTTGCAGATTTGTAATTAAGATTTTCTAAATGAAGAAGTGTTTTAAAAAAACGACGAACTCCTGTAACTCCAAGTTGATAAACCATTTCTGTTATAATTTCTTTAGCAGTAGGATGTAAATCTTTTATATGTCCCACAATTTCTTCAGATCCGTCTATTGCTTTTTGCAAATCTATTTTAAATAATTGATATAATTCTTCTTCTTCATATTCTTTACCTTCTACAAAATTATCTTTTTTTGTAATTAAATGGCCGTAACCAATTGTGGCAAAGCCTCTAGTGTCTGTGTAAATCTGATTCATGAACCCTTCATGTTCCATCAATCTTTCTTCTAAAGAACTCATATAAATATTTTTGTTTTCTGTCTTTTTTCTGGTAACATTCTCGTAAAACCTCTTGGTTCGACCATCATATAACCTCCTTTATTCTTTTTTACAATCTTATTTCCATGTTCATTGGCCCATTTTTTAGCCATTTCTGGTTTATTTGCATAAAGAAAAGCTCTTTGTTTTTTAGAGCGAAAAGGCATTACGCTTTTTTAGTTTTAGGTTTAAAGGCTGTTTTAGCTGATTGTTTTAAAGCTTTGTCGGTTACACTGCCTTTTCCTGGTTTACTGGTTCCGTCTTTTTTGGCTTTATTCATATTATAATACAAACCTTTTTTAACGGTTCTTCCATCTTTTGTTACATGAGTTCCTTTTTTGGCTCTAATAACAGAACCTTCTCTAGAACCTTTAGCAGATGGGCCTGAAATAGTAGATCCTTGTCCAGAACTTTTTGCTCTAGCTCCTTTAATGACAGATGTTTGTGCAGAACTTGAAGTCATTCCACCTCTTTTTCGTGCAATAACTCCTCTACCCATTAAGACATCTTTTTTAGTTATTTTGCCGTCTCCACTTAAATCTTTCATTTTTTTCTTCATTTAGCAATTCCCATACCACGTTTAGCGATTCCGCCACCACGTCTTTTAATTGCCCCACCTTTTTTTCTCATCATTGGTGTATTAGGATTATACCCTGTAATACTTTGAACAGTTGGATCTGGAGAACGTCCCATTGGATTCATTCCGCCGCCCATGCTACCGCCCATGTTCTTTTTAGCTATTTTCTTTTTACCCTTCATTATAATCTCCTATTTTGTTAAGCCTTTGCTTTTTTCAAAACTGCGGAGTCCAGCGACGCCGAGCATTGAAGTGACAATTGCTAGTAGAGGCCCAGTTTGAATTTCTGGAGCCGTTAAGTTTAATCCTGCAAATTTACTATACCATTCTACCGCAGGAGATAGGATGAATTCGAACGCTAAGGCAAAGCCTCCGCACCAACCGATAAAGGGGCGCCAACCGCTCACAAATATGGAGCGGTGACCTGCCTCTTTTACATTTACATCCAATTGCTTTTCAGCAAGTTTTTGCTGGATGCGTTGCATTAAAATCTTTTTGTCTAATTTCTCTTCTTCTGAGGTATGGATTGAATCGATCACCGAAGCGACTTGCTTTAAGGCACCATCTTTGCCACCTAATAAACCACCAATGATCTTTAACATTTATACAGCTCCTGAAATTTTTCCTAGAACTATAATTACCACTATGGCGACGATACCAGCTTTAATCCAGTCTTTCATTCCCCATTCGGACCACTCTTTAATGTGAGTCCATATATCTTTTGCAAGTTTCATAGAAACCTCCTTTTTAAGAAGTTAATCTATAGTATTTTACGATTAAAATAAACCTTTGAATGGTACTTTTTTAATTTGTACTTTGCTACGTTGACCTTTTGGTCCAGATCCTAAGTTTTGTGTAACTTTTGGTCCTTCCATACTAGCCGTATATACATCAACAATTGCTTGTTTATTTACATGAGGGCCTGCGTAAGGATTCATGTCATTTGATTTAGTCATCTTCGCATTAGGGTACATAGATCCATTTATGTATTTTGGTTTTGGGTTGTTTAATGCCATAATTCTCTCTCCTAGTGTATCGTTGGTTTTATTAGTTCAATAAAATCACTCGTATTATAATCTATAATATTTTTTGCTTCTTCTTTGGATAAATGTTCAAAATAAAGAATTCTTGCAACGCCCATCATAGCTCCTGCTAAAAGTATACTATCTTCAACACTTTTGGAAGACTTTTCTGCTTTATCTAATAGCTCTTCAAAAAAGTTTTGTAGCTTTTCCTCTGCTGTTAATATTTTAGTTGTCGAAACGAACGTTTTTGTTAACATCTACTGTCCTTGGGTTTTTTTTGCTTTTTTCAATCTCTCTTTGTTTGGTTAGATTAACATTTGCTCGTAATTGTGCAATATCTTCTTGAGATTCTATTCTATCTTGCGCTATATCAGCAGTTTGTTCTAGTTTTGCTTGATCCATACCTAGTCTACCTTGATCCATTGCTGATTTTCTTTGTAAATCACCTGCTTTAATATTAATTTCTTGTTGTTTAAGCGCTACTAACGGATCTTCGCCCATTTCCTGTAGTACTTCTTGTTCTTCTGTTACCATTTCTTCTGTCATTAAAGCAATTTTCTCTGCAATTTGCTGTTCAAGTGCTTCTTGGAATTGTTGTTGTAATTCTGGAGGTATTTGACCACCATATTGTTGTGAAATTTGATCTATTTCTTGTTTATTTTCTTCTTCTACTTCTTCTCTTGCTTGTAATCCTACATGTTCCATAATATGACCTTGTAAAATTGCCATTGTTGGCGGATTATTCTTAACTAGAGCTGAAGACATAAATGCTCTGTGTGCATCTATGTGAGCCATTTGATTTTGATTTCTAAAAGCCACTAAACCTTGCCCTTGTAAAGAGCTTGCATTTTCTACAGCAGGATCAACAGGTTCAGGTTGTGGAGGAATAGGTAAAATTACATCAATATCTTTTACACCTAATGCTTGATACATTCTTCTATATGCTTCGTACATATTATGTGAAGCAGGATCAGCTTGCGCTAATTGTAATTGTGTTTGTGCCAACGTAACACGTTGTGCCATTGAGAAAATATTAGGATCAGATACAGGGACAATATCAATATCATCACTAAAGTCTTCTGCTTTTAAACTTGGGATTGCATCATTACCTACTTCGTATGGATAAACAGGAGGTAAAGATTCTGCAAATATTTTAGCAAGTAATTTAAATTCTATTTTTTGTGCATAGTGTAATCTTTTATGAATAGCGGACATGACTCTTGCGCCACGTTCCATCAACGCCATTGTTGTTCCTACAGGTGCATTAGCCGAAGCTCCTTCACCAACTTTTTGATCGGCAATAGCTGCAAATCTTGTTCCTGCTTCTACACAAAAACCTAATAATTGAAATAAAGTTTGACTTGGTTCTTTGTAAGGTAGTGGCATTAAGCCTTCACGTAAACTTCCACCAGGTGCATCTACATCTCTGAACTCGCCAGGTTGTAAAGGGCTGTCATTATCTTTAATTCGTAAACCTCTTGCTTTAAAACCCGCAGGAAGATTAGACAATGTACCTGCATCGAGAAGTTGTCTCAGTGCTGCCGTTGCAGTTCGAGATAATCCTCCGAGCATGTGAATAAGTCCAAAGCCATAAAAACTAAACCCAGGTAAAAACTTATAGTGTACAAAATACTGTGTCTTTTTTCTTTTTGGATCATCTTCTCTATAGTTTCGATATATAGATAAAACCTTAGTTGATCCTCTATCTAATGTAACAATATAAGGAACTTTAATTCCGTCATCCGCATCTATTCCAGGAATATTTAAGTCAACATGTATTTCTAATAACTCGTAGTCTTCGTTGTTATAACTTGTTTTTTGAACACCTGCTATTCTATTTTCTTTTTCTTGTAAGCCTGTTTCATTGTTATAAGCTTGTAAGGGGACGTCTCTGTAGAAACCAGCTACCTGTAATTTTCGTACTTCATTTTCTGATTTACGTAGACTATGTGTAACTCTTTCACAGGTTAAAATATCTGTCGCCATGTAAGGAACATATAAATCATCACTAGGAATAAATTTAGCAACCGCTCTTTCCAGACCTGTATCATAATAAACTTTTTTAAAAGCTGAACCTGATAAAGGTAAATAAAATAATAAAGAATCCATATCAGGATCATATTCTTCCATGTTATGCGATATTTGATAATTCATGTAATCTTTTACACGCTGTGATTGTTCTTCACGTTGACGATCTACCTTACCAATAATTTGTGTATTAACAGGGCCGCCTGGAGGTAATAGTTCTTTGTACGCTTGTGCTTGAAATTGTGTAATAGCTTCTGATAGCATTGGGTGTGTAACAGCACTTGCTCCTTGAAAAGGTTGTGATCTTTCTTGATATTTAAATCCTAAAAGATCTAATCCGTTCTTATATGTTTCTTCCCATTCTTTTCTCGATGATTTGTCTGTTTCAAAAGATTCAAATAAATCATTTGAAATCATTCCTAATTCATTTTCTTCGATTACTTCTGCAAGGTTCATGTCAAAGCTTGTTTCAAGTAAATTTTCTTGTTCACCTATAATAGCAGAACCATCCGCCTGCATTTCTACATTAGCTTTATCTCCTACTTCTTGAATTTCAATGTTGAGCATTTCATTAGACATTTGCTCTACTTCAGGTCCAAACCCTATTGGTTTACCTATATTATCTACCATTAAGCTGCCTCAAATATATCAATTAATTCTGGAGTATACACCATACCACCTTTATTTCTATGAGTTTTATGAGGTAATAGCATTTCTGGAGTTAATTTAATAGCAAAAGCGTCTCCTACTCCATCTATTTTTATAGTTTTAAATTCCGAATTGTTTTCTTTTGCCAAACGTTTTAATTCTTTTTCTAGTGTAGATGTATAATGTTTGGGTTTACCAAAATTAGGATTTGTAGCTGCTGTGCCTGATTTATCAATAGTTACCGATAAAGAATTAGGTCCTCCATAAAATTCTTCCATACCAATTCCCCTCATATCTTTTGTTCTTTCTGCCAAAGGAGTATTTGTTCCACCGTAGTTTTGTCCTTTCCAATATCTTTCATTAATAAGTTTTGCAGGAGATATAGCAAACCATTCCGCAGCGTCTTCTTTTTTATCTACAAATTTTCTTTTTGCTGCATTTTGAATATTCATTTTAATTAAAGCACTCCCCCATTCTGATCTATTCTTAAAAGGAATGTTAGGCATTAACTTTTTCATAGAATCTTCACTTAGTGATGTCTTTAATGACTCAAGTAACTCATCTTGTTTTTTTCTAGCAACTTGCGCTGCTTGCATAACAGAAGGATCAGGGCGTAGTCCTGCATCACCTAACGCACTTATAGCTTGTTGCGTTTTAGTAAACTCATTTAAAAACTGTTGCATGTCTTCTGCAGTATTAAAAATAGGGCGAAAGACTGATTTGTTTTGAATAAAAAATTCGGCTACTTCTGGATTTAAACCATCGAAGTCGCTATCATATCCTCTTTGTGCTGCTTCAATAGTATTAGCTCGGGTAGCTTTATTTTTATCCATAAGGTCTGCTAATTGTTTTAAGAATTTTTCTTCCATTTTTTTTGCTTGTTGTAAAATATCAGACTGTATTTCATCAGCAAAAGTTACCTTAACTTGTTGTCCTTCTTTCATTTGTTTAAACTTATCAAGCTTCATATTATCGGTCATTAACTTATTTTCAAACTGTTCTATTTGCCTGTAAAGAGGTTCATCCATATCTTGTAAATCAAAAGTAAACTGGTTAACTTTATCTTTAATGTTGCTTGTGGTTAAAGTGTCTATGTCAGGTAAATCTTCTATATTTCCTGCTCTCTTTAATTTTTCGTAAGCTGATGCATAAAGTCCATCAATCTGTGATGTTAGTTTCTTTTGATTTTTTTGAATAGTTTTTATTTGTTTTTCATCAATAGCTTCAGTAATACCTGCTTTTGTTTTATCAACAGGTAATGTTGCTTTACG